AAGGTGCTTTTAATAGTGCCGATAGAAAGAAAATGAAATTAATTAAAAAACAGAACCCTGAATTAGATATTAGGTTTATATTTTCAAATTCAAAAACAAAGATTGGGAAAAAAAGTTTAACTACTTATGGCAAGTGGTGTGAACTTAATGATTTTCCTTATCATTGTATTCAATCAACAAAACAAACTTTTCCAAATGATTGGTTAAAAGAAATTCAACAAGTACAGGCAGGACATTAATTATGGCAAGACAAGAAACAAAATACATTGTTATTCATTGTACAGCTACACCACCATCAATGAATATTGGTGCTAAAGAAATAGATAGATGGCACAGAGAAAGAGGTTGGTTAAAGATAGGTTATGGCAAAGTTATTCGTAGAGATGGAACTGTAGAGCAAGGCAGAGGTGATGATGATGTTCAGGCTCATGTTAAAGGCTACAATCATTGTTCTTATGGATTAGCTTTAGTCGGTGGAAGTAATGAATATGATAACTCAAAAGCAGAAGATAATTTTACTGCTGAACAATGGGAAAGTTTAAAGAAAACTTTAGAAGAACTTTTAGTTAAATACCCAGATGCACAAATTGTTGGGCATTATATGCTTGATGAAAACAAAGAGTGTCCAAGTTTTAACGTCAGAGAATATTTATTACATGAAGATGTAAGCGGATATAAATTTCAAGATGGTCTTACAGATGATGCTGACTTAGCAGAATTATTACCTGAAGACTTACCTGAAATAGATGACGACTAATTTTCTGCATCATTCGCCATGTGAAAATTGTGGCTCTAAAGACAACTTAGGTGTTTGGGAAGACCACACTTATTGTTTTGGTTGTCATAATTATGAAAAGACAAATGGTGAATTACCAAAAGTAGAAAAGCAAAAAATAATACCAGATATGATTGAAGGAATAGTAGAAGCATTACCAAGTAGAAAAATTGATAGTGAGACTTGTAAGAAGTTTAATTATCAAACTGCTGAATACAAAGGTGAGCCTGTTCACATAGCTAACTTTTATGACAGAAATTATAATAGAGTTGCACAGAAGTTAAGATTTAAAGATAAAAGATTTATATGGTTAGGTGATACTGATAAAATTACTTTATTTGGTCAGAACCTATGGCGTGATGGTGGTAAGATGGTTGTCATCACAGAAGGTGAGATTGATGCACTTACTGTAAGCAAAGTTCAAAACAATAAGTTTCCTGTAGTATCAGTACCTTCAGGTGCATCATCAGCAAAAAAATATATTAAAAAAGAATTAGAGTGGCTTTCTAAATTTGAAAACATTGTATTAATGTTTGATGAAGATGAAGCAGGTAAAAGTGCAACAATAGAATGTGCAAATATTTTACCAGTAAAAAAAGTAAAGATAGCATCACTTCCTGCTAAAGACCCAAGTGAATTATTACAGAATGGTCAAGGCTCTAAAATTATTGATGCTATGTGGGAAGCTAAAGCCTATACCCCACAAGGTATTATAGAAGGTGTTAATACAAAAGAATTATTACTTAATGATGATTATGTAGAAACAATTCCTTACCAATGGAATGGTTTTAATCAGAAACTTGGTGGTATCAGAAAAGGTGAGTTAGTATTACTTACAGCAGGTTCAGGTACAGGTAAGTCACAAGTCTGTAGAGAAATTGCTTACCACTTAATAAGTCAAAAAGAAAAAGTTGGTTACATAGCATTAGAGGAAAGTGTTAAAAGAAGTGTTAGAGGAATTGTATCAGTAGGTTTAAATCAGTTAATTCATTTACCAGAAGTAAAAGAAAAGTTAACTGAAGAAGAAATTATAAATGAATGGAATAATATAAAAGATTACATTTGTTTCTATGACCACTTCGGTAGTTCTGACACCGAAGATTTAATGAACAGAATTAGATACATGGTTCAATCATTAGATTGTAAGACAATCATACTTGACCATATCTCAATAGTTATTTCAGGTTTAGCTGATGGAGACGAGAGAAGATTAATTGATAATACAATGACTAATCTTCGTAAACTTGTTGAAGAAGTTAAATGTGCAATGTTTGTAGTGTCTCACTTAAAACGACCTGAAGGTAAAACTGGGCATGAAGAAGGTGTTCAGACTTCGTTATCTCATTTGAGAGGTAGCCATTCATTAGCACAATTATCAGATGCAGTAGTTGGTTTTGAAAGAAATCAACAAGATGAAATTCAAAGTAATGTAATGACCGCAAGAGTTCTTAAGAACAGATACTCAGGTGATACAGGAATAGCTTGTAGTTTAATTTATGACAAACAAACAGGAAGATTAAAAGAAGGTAGTTTTGATGAATGAAAAACTTTTAACTAAATTTATTTTATCGTTCTTAATAGATAAAGAAGATTATTTAAAACTAACTCAAGAACAACAAACAATAGTTTTTGAAACTTGTAAAACTATTATGACTGCAATTTACAATGCAATTAAATTTGAGAATGTTTATCCAGTTATAATGTGTGGTGATGTAGAGGCACATGAAGTAATTACAAAATCTATATCAAGAGTTTCAGATGTACTTCCAAGTGTAGATAAGATTTCAATTCATTTAATACATTAATGAAACAAAGACCTCTTTGTGATTTTTGCAAGGAACAACCTGCTGACATCTTTAAACAAGAACAAGGTAAAAAAATTTACCATTGTGCAAGTTGTTATGTGAAGCAGAACAATTTAACTAAAAATGGAACTAATAATAGACCTAGAGACTAATGGGTTTCTAGATAAAGATAACTTAGTAATTCATTGTATCGTTTGTAAGGATATAAGTACTAATAAAGTATACAGTTATAATCCTAATAACATCAATGATGCACTAGAGTTACTAAACAAATCTTCAATTATTATCGGACATAATTTAATTGGTTTTGATGTTCCAGTATTAGAAAAAGTTTTAAACTATAAATACAAAGGTAAGATTTTTGATACCTTACTAATGAGTAGGCTTATATGGACTAACTTATTAGACCATGATTTTAAATGTAAAGAATTACCTGCAAAACTATATGGAAGACACTCATTAGAAGCATGGGGTTATAGATTAGGTTTAAGAAAAGGTGATTATCAAGAACACTCTGACTTTAGTGAGTTCAATCAAGATATGTTGGAGTATTGTAAAAGAGATGTTGAAGTAACTTCATTATTATTCTCTAAAATTAAAAAAGAAAATTATTCTTCTATGTCTGTAGATTTAGAGCATAACTTTGCTAAATGGATTGCATTACAAGAACAACATGGTGTGTACTTTGATGAGACGACTGCTCAGTCGCTTCATACTATCCTAACCAAGAGGAAACTAGAGTTAGAAGAAAAGTTAACTCTAGCTTTTCCTTCTTGGGAAAAGTTTTGTGGTAATAAAGTTTATAAAAGAGACAATAAGAAAAAAGGAATTAAAGCAGGTGTACCAGTACCTATTTATAAAACTGAAATATTTAATCCTAATTCAAGAGACCATATAGCAGATAGATTAATTAATGTTCTTGGTTGGAAGCCTAAAGATTTTACTCAAACAGGTAAACCAGAAGTTAATGAAAAAGTTTTAAGTTCACTTCCTTATCCTGAAGCTAAAATTATTTCTGAACATTTAATGATACAGAAAAGATTAGGTCAGTTAAGTGATGGAGAACAAGCATATTTAAAATTAAACAAAAGAGGTAAGATTTATGGAAAAGTTATTACGAATGGTGCAGTCACAGGTAGATGTACTCATCACTCACCAAATTTGGCACAATGTGTGGCGAGTGGTTCAGAGTATGGTAAAGAATTTCGTTCCTTATTTAATTGTCCTACCGATATGGTTATGTGTGGTCTTGATTTTTCTGGTTTGGAGTTGCGTGTGTTGGGTCATTACCTTCATAATTATGACAATGGGAATTTTTCAAAAACACTTTTGGAAGATGATATTCATACCGCCAATCAAAAAGCCACAGGACTTGCCACTCGTGCTAAAGCTAAAACTTTTATATATGCTTTCATTTATGGTTGCGGAGATAAGAAACTCTCTGAAATACTTGATGTCACTCACGAAGAAGCCAAAAGAGTAAGAGAAAGATTTACTAGAAATTTACCTGCACTAGCTATGTTAATTAGTGCAGTAAAACAAAAATATAGAAATTATGGATACCTTAAAGGTATTGATGGTAGACGATTAAATTGTAGAGCAGAGTTTAGTTCTTTAAATACATTAATCCAATCCGCAGGTGCATTGTTAGTTAAACAAGGCACAGTAATTATAAATGAAGAATTACATAAAGCAGGTTTTAAATTTGGAGAAGACTATGCAATGGTTTTACATATTCATGATGAAATGCAGTTCATAGTCAAAAAAGAAAAAATAGAACAATTTAAAGAAATAGCAAAATCAATATTTAAGAAAACACAAGACTTCTTTCATTTCAAAACTCAATTAGATGGAGAAATAAAAGTAGGTCAAAACTGGAGTGACACACACTAAAGCTAAGCCTCATTTTGATTTGGATTTAAAATTCGGTCAACAAAAAGAAAACGAACTTCAAGAAGCAATAGAAGGAAAAATAGAATGTAAGACTGACCGAATATGTCAGAAGACTGGTAATGTTTTTATTGAGATTGAAAGCAGAGGTAAACCTTCAGGCATCTACACAACAAAATCTAAATACTACGCAATTTGTTTATGGTTAGAAAAACGTAACCATCAAATATGGGTTTTAATACCAACTAAAATTCTAAAAAAATTAATGAAGTCTTATCCCATCAAAGCAGGTGGAGATAATTGGACTTCTAAAGGACACATCATTCCAAAAGGAGATTTACTTGATTTAGTACTATGAAGAAACTATTAAAAAATAAACTTGTCTTACCAGACATAGACCCAAAAGATTTTCCATATAAGTTCTATAAATGTTGGTGGAGTGACATTATTAGTTTTAGTAACTGGGCTACTATTCCTGAAATTAAAAAATCTAATACAGCAGTATGTATTACTATGGGTTGGTTAGTCCACCAGTCTAAAGAAAAATTCGTTTTCATTGGTGATGTTAATTTTAATGAAGATGGCTCAATCAATGAAGGCGGTAATTCAACAGTCATACCAAAATCAAACATATTAAAACTAAAGGAGATAGACCTATGACAGAGTTAACTGATGCTCACTTTCATTTACATAGTGAGAATAAAGCAAGAAAACATGAGAAGAAGAAAATGTCTAATATGAATGACTTCTTTGATAATCACAATAAAGTGATGATAGTAGATGGTGACCTAGTTATTTACAAGATTGCTTCTAGTTTAGAAGAACCTATTGACTGGGGTAATGATATATGGACATTACATTCTGACTTAAGTGTAGGTAAACAATTGTTCAAACAGAACATGGAACACTACAAACAATATACAAAGTCAAAAGAAATCATTGTAGCTTTCTCTGATAAGAAAAATTACAGAAAACAATTAGATACTGAATATAAATCTTATAGAAAGAAAATAAGAAAACCAGTTTGTTATCAACCTCTAAGAAAGTGGGTTGAACAAAACTATAACTTCTATTGCCTACCTAATTTAGAAGGTGATGATGTTATAGGCATTTTAGCTACCCAACATTACAATACAAACAATGTTATCATATCAGGTGATAAAGATATGAGAACTATTCCCTCTTGGCATTGTTTTATTGGTGATGACCAGTTGGAATTTGTAGATGAAAATAAAGCTAATTATAATTTTTGTTTACAAGTTCTAACTGGAGATAGTGCTGATGGTTACAAAGGTTGTGTAGGTGTTGGTGCTGTTAAAGCTAATAGAGTACTTCACAACAAAAAAACTATAGATGAGATGTGGAACGCTGTCATAGAAGAATATGAGAGAAATAATCAATCATTTGAAGACGCATACCATCAAGCCAAATTAGCAAGAATACTTCGTAAAGATGAATATGATTTTGCTACCAATCAACCAAAACTATGGAATTACAAATATGAACACTACAGAGATACTAGAGCAAACAAAAAAGCTAGTTAGTACTGACAGAGAAGATAAGCATGGCGATAAGATACAAAACCATGAAAATATTGGAAGATTATGGTCAGGTTACTTACAAAACAAAACTAAGCTAAATATTAAAATATTACCTGAAGACGTAGCTAATCTAATGGCTTTACTTAAGATAGCTAGAACTCAGGAAGGACAACACAACATTGATGACTATGTTGATGCTTGTGGTTACTCAGCAATTGCAGGTGAGATTGCTGAGGAAAGAACCAGATTAAGTACCACTTTAGGAGAAAACAATGCAGAAAAAGATAGAAGTACCAGTACTAAGTAAGGAACTGATTGATTATCTTGATGTTCTTTTCCCAGAACAATGTGCAGACCTTAACGATAGCGACAGACAAATTTTTTATAAATCAGGTCAAAGGTCAGTCGTTAAGCATCTAAGAGAAAAATATAAATTACAACAGGAGAACTAAATATGTGTCCCCCAAGCAAACCTAGTCCGCCACCTGCACCAGAACCAACTCCGCCAACTCCACCAGTTGTTGTTCAAGCAACTACTAAGAAAAATGCACCTAAAATGGCAGAAAGCACTTCTACAGTAGAAAAAGCAGACAGCACTAATGTGAGAAAAAAGAGAGGCAGAGGAAGTTTAAGAATACCTTTAACTTCATCAGGTTTAGCAGGAAGTGGAATAAACTTTCCAACCGCATAATAAATGGAACAATACAAATTAGATACATCTACTGTCGCTAAAGATAAATCTTTATTAGAAAGTCAGTACACAAAGATGGAGATAGATAGAGAAGTCTATCTTGAAAGAGCAAGAAGGGTTGCTGAACTTACTATTCCACATTTATACCCACCTAAAGGAAACAATGAAGCTACAGAATATCCTACTCCATATCAATCAGTAGGAAGTAGAGGTGTAACTAATCTTGCATCTAAATTAATGTTAGCATTGTTTCCACCACAAGCACCATTTTTTAGATTAGATGTAGATGAACTTGTTTATAAACAAATTGAAGGTGACCCAAAACAAAAAGCAACTATTGAACAAGGTCTAGCTAAAATTGAAAAAGCTGTCATGGACAGCATTGAAGAAAATAACGATAGAGTAGCTTTTTATGAAGCATTAAAACACCTTATTGTTTCAGGTAATGTTTTATTAAAAATTACAGATGATGGTTTAAGAACTTATTCATTAAATAATTATGTCGTTAAAAGAGACCCTCAAGGTAAAATATTAAAAATTATTATTAAAGAAGGTATCTCA